ATCGGCGCCACGGAGCCACCAAGCGCGTCCAAGATCGTCCTCGCTCCATTCACCCGCCCAGCCATCCAGCCGCCCGCCAGCGCCAACGGAGACCGCAAAGCCGGGCGAATACGATATCCCATTCGTGGTCTGTCTGCCGGATCCGATCCCGAACGGAGCGATTGCCCTGATGCGGACCGCGTTCCTCCCCGGGGAGGGAATCTGCGTGGCCCAGGGCCGCATATCCGAGGAGGATGGACGGGAGCACCCCAAGGACGAGGGCAGCACCCTCACCGCGGATGCGTGGGAGTCGCGATTCCGCCAGAAGGGCGGGGTGAACGGGACGTTCCTGTCGTCGTCCGGCGCCGGGGTGTTCATCCGAATCAACCCCATGCGGATCGGCGGGGCCAAAGACGCCGACGTCACCGCCTACCGTCACGCCCTGATCGAGATCGACCAGGGCCTCGACGTCTGCCAGCAGTTCGGCCTGTGGCAGGCATCCGAAATTCCATGCGCCGCCATCATCTCGAGCGGCGGCAAATCCGTTCACGCATGGGTCAAGATCGAGGCCAAAGACCGGCGCGAATACGACGAGCGCGTGGCTTTCCTTCACGCCCACTTCGCGACCTACGGCATCGATGTCGCCAACAAAAACCCCTCCCGGTTTTCACGGCTCCCCGAAGCCAAGCGCGGAAGTAAATCGCAAGACCTTCTCGCCCTGAATGTTGGGTGCAAATCGTGGTCATCGTGGATCCAAAAGCTCGACTCCGAGTCTGTCGGCAAATCGATCGGCATCGCGGACCTGCTCTCGCTCGACACCGACCACGACCCGAATTGCGTCATCGGGTTCGTTGGAGAGGGCGAGCACCGGGTCACCACCCGCTACCTGTGCAAAGGTAAAAGCGCGTGGCTTCTCGGGCCGTCCGGCATCGGAAAATCCTCGCTGGTCACGGAGTTCGCCGTCGGCTGGGCGATGGGCCGGGACGTCTGGGGAATCTCCTCTGGAGGCCGAAAACTCAGGAGCTTGATCGTGCAAGCTGAGAACGACGAGCACGATCTCGCCGAGATGGCCAATGGCATTGCCCACGCTTACGGACTGGAACCGGGATCCCCGGCACTGGACGAGGTCACCCGGAATGTCCGGTTCCGCTCCGAGACCAGGTCCGTCGGCCCCGATTTCGTCGCTCGTCTCCACCGCATGATCGACGCCGACCGTCCGGACATCGTGTGGATTGATCCGCTGCTCTCGTTCGCGGGAATCGACGTCTCAAAACAGGACCAGGTGACGGCATTCCTGCGGACCCAGTTGAACCCTGTGCTCGAGGCAACCGGCGTGGTCGCCATTGGCGTACATCACACGGGCAAACCCAAGGGAGCCAAGGAGACAAAAGGCTGGACCGCAATCGATTGGGCATATTCCGGTCTCGGTTCGTCCGAACTCGTGAACTGGGCCCGGGCCGTGATGCTGCTCCGACCGCTCGGCGACGGGCTGTTCAACCTGATGCTGGCCAAGCGCGGCAAGCGGGCCGGCGCCAGGCACCCGGATCCGAACGGGGACCCGACGATTAACCTGTTCCTGCGCCACGCAACGAGCGGGATCCGCTGGGAGCAGTCCCTGCCACCTGCCGAGGCGGAAGAGGCCCCAGAAGCCAGTGGAGACGCTCCGGAGGCCGGCGTGAAGACGAAGGGGAAGTCGGGGCGTCCTTCCAAGGTCGACCACGCTCTCGCGACTCTGGATTTAACCGAGTTCGGAGCCGGAATCACCGATCCGATCGGTCGAAACGAGGTGGTCCGGCAACTCGAAAATTGGCTCGGGAGTCGACGCATCGACATCGGTTCCACCCAGATCCGAGACAACCTGATCCCGCGGCTCGTCGAGGCCGGAAAGCTCCTCAAAATCGACGGCAAATTTTCCCGCCCATGAACCTCAAAAACCAAGTGGGCGGAAAGTGGGCGGAAACTCATTTTTCACGGAATTTCCGCCTAGATAGCAGCCGGGTGGGCGGAAAATACCCCCACACCCCCCCTTAAGGGGGGGGGGGGTGTGGGGGGGGTATTTCCGCCCACACTACGGCGACCCCCTACCCCTACAACAAACCCAAACCCAATTTCCGCTCACCTGACCAAACCATGAAAAAAACCAACCACATGGGCACCTGCGAATGCGGCAGGCGAGCCCAACACCGGGAGGCCAGCAACTCCCACGTCTGCGACCGATGCCTCGCCATCGACAGAGCCAGGGTCACGCCCAAACGCCGGGCGGCTCCGGTACGCCCCGAGAATGCCAAGTACCTCGAGGCGTGGGGGCACGTGGACGCCATGATCGGGAGGGCGTTCGGGCTATGAGCCGCCGCAAGGGCCCGCCAGTCGGGCAAATGAGCCAGGCACAACGTCGGCAGTCCATCTGGAAAGAGGCTCGCCGAGTCCGGCACCAACTCACCACGTTCGCCACCCAGCGCGAAGTGGGCGCCGTCCTGAGCATCACCCAGCAGGCAGTCGAGAAAATTGAACTCTCGGCACTGTCCAAGCTGATTTTGCGGATGAGGAGTGTGGTTTAAAATCGATTCCTTGTGGCCTAGCGTTCGATATGGGCTCGTTTGGAAGTCGGCTGGATAGAGAGGGTAGCGGACAAATGGAAAGAGACGAGAGAATCGAAACGGAGATCACTGTCGCGTTGCGAAAACGCGAGTTGGTCGAGGACGTCGCCAGGGATCTGTTCCGGTCGGTCATGTGGCGGCTGGACCACATGCCGACCGGTCGCAGGGCAGCCCTCACCCGGGCACTGGAGATGCTGGACGACCTCGAGCCGTCAGCCGACACGCCTCACATCTGACCATTGGACGGCGCTCGATTTTTGCTGGCGAACGAGAAAGAACGACGAAAAACTTGACGTGTGGTTGCGAATCTCACTCTCCGAGGATTCAGCGTGCTGGCTCAGCCTCCAGCCGGCGCAATCGCCGTCGCAGGACCGTATCGACCGGGGTCCGAGGACGTCTACCTGTTCCGCGCCATTAACCAACTGAGGGTCAGTGGGATAGCTCCAATCCTCGTGCAGGAGCGGGCAGCCAAAAACCAGCGGTCGTTTGTGGGGATCTCACTGTGGCGACACGGCGTAAGCGTCCAGACGAAAAGCGCGCCGTCGGAGCCCGCAGCAAATACTGCCCCAGAGTCGTCGACGCCATCCTTCGCGTTATCGTCGCCGGAGGCACCGCGAGGGAAGCGTGCCAGTCGGCAGGAATAACCGAAGCCACGTATTACCTTTGGCTGCAACAGTATCCGGAGTTTTCGGAGACTTTGCATTCCGCCCGAGTAGCCTCGCAACATGCCATCGCCGACCGAATCAACATCGCGTCGCACACCGATTGGAAGGCGGGCGCGTGGCTCCTCGAGCGCCTCAACCGCCAACGCTGGGGCCGAGTCGACCGGGTCGAAGGCGCCATCGCCGTCGGTTCCATCGAAGACATCCTCGCCGCAGTCGCCAGCCGATCCCAGGTTGGTGGAACTGGTCCAGTCGTGGACGTCGAGCCTGCCGAAGTTTTGCCAGGAGGCGCTGACCATCCGGACCAAAAATGGATCGCTCCTCCCGTTCAACCTGAACCGCAGCCAGTTGCACCTCCACAGCCTGCTCCAAGATCAGAAAAAACGGACGGGCATGGTGCGTGCCGTGATCCTCAAAGGCCGCCAGCAGGGCATAAGCACGTATCTCCAAGCCAGATTCTATTGGATGACCTCATTGCGGCGGGGTCGGCGAGCGGTGATCCTGACGCATCGGATTGACGCATCCGAAAACCTGTTTGGGATGGCGGAGAGGTTCCATCAGTACGCCCCGCTGAAGCCTCATGTCGGCACCTGTAACGCTAAAGAATTGGTGTTTGACCGGCTGGACTCGTCGTATCAGGTCGCAACGGCTGGCTCGTCGGGGACCGGGCGGTCCGGCACGGCGCAGTTGTTCCACGGTTCGGAGGTCGCTTTCTGGCCGTTTGCGGCCGATCACCTGTCTGGCGTGGCCCAGGTGGTAGCGCGGGAGCCCGGGACGGAAATCGTTTACGAGAGCACGGCCAACGGCATGGCCAATGCGTTCTACGACCTCTGGCAGTCGGCGAGCTCGGGCCGTGGGGATTTCATTGCGGTCTTCCTGCCGTGGTTCTGGGAGCCGGGTTATCGGGCCGCGGTTCCCGATGGTTTTCGGCTGGATGACGCCGAAGCCGAATATCAGCGCGTCCACGATCTCACTCTCGAACAGATGGTGTGGCGGAGGCTGAAGATCGTGGATGATTTCGGCGGGGATCCGACTCGCTTCGCCCAGGAATATCCCGCAACGCCGTCCGAGGCGTTCACTGCATCCGATCATGACCCGCTGATCCGTCCGGATGTCGTGATGGGTGCGATTGCCAGGAAAATCTCGACGCCGACTCAGCGGCTCGTTGTCGGGGTGGATCCGGCGCGGTTCGGTAACAATTCCACGGCCATCGCCAGGCGGCGCGGGCGGCAGTTGGTCAATGTCGAGAGGCTGCCGCGGCAGGACACGATGGCTACGGTCGGTCGAATCGTGACGCTGATCCGTGACGAGAGGCCCGTGCGGATCTTCATGGATTTGGGCGGCCTCGGCGCCGGGATCTACGACCGGCTCGTCGAACTCGGTTACGGATCGATCGTGACGCCGATCAATTTTGGCGACGACGCCAATCGCCCGGACAGGTTCGTGAATCGTCGTGCCGAAATGTGGGCATCGATGCGCGACTGGCTGGCGACAGGTGGCAGCATCCCGAAGGATGACTCGCTGATCCGCGACCTTTCTGGCCCCAAGTTTTCATGGGATTCCGACGGTCGGCTGAAGCTGGAGCCCAAGGAAAAGATGCGCGAGCGCGGGGTCCCGTCGCCTGACAGTGGGGACGCTCTCGGGCTGACGTTCGCCATCCCAATCGAGACGCTTGAGTCTGGGAATCCGATGTCGAGCGCGTGGGATGACATGATGCAAGCATTCCAGGACGCGACGGACAACAATCCCAACGGGATGCTCGGCGTGCATACAGGGTGACATCCGTCACGACGTGTCACGATATGACAGTTGCGCGAGTGATTCTTCGGCTGGCAATGGTCGGGTGTGGATGATCGGACGGAACTCGTCGCAGCCATCACCGATGACCTTGCGCACCGCACGTCGTGGGAGGTCAAACAGGGTGATCTCTACCGCGCTCGGTTCCGCGGTCTGCGTCGGTCGGCCCCTCCTTGGCCAGGCGCTTCGGACATCAACTGGCCCCTGATCGACGGCATCGTCGACAAGCTCAAGCCATACTACCTCCAGCAACTCTACGCCAATGAGCTGTTGGCCACGTTCACCCCGGCAGTTGCCGATCCGGACGTGATGCGGATGTGCGGTACGGCTGCTCAGTGGTTCGACTACGAGCTTAAACAGCAGTCGAACCTTGAGACGGCCATCCTGCATGTCATCGATTACATGCTGATGCTGGGGCGCCCGGCCATGAAAGTGTGCTGGGATGAAGACGATGATGGTCTCGAGTTCCACGCGATCAGCCCCGAAAAGATCATCGTCCCGTCGAGCACGTCGTGCCTTGAAGAGGCAGACCGAATCGTCCACGTCATGCAGTATTCCCGGGACGCGTTCAAGCGGTCTGAGGAATTCCGCGATGTCCCCGAAGAGACGCTCGAGCTGATACTCGGTTCCCGGACTGATCCGCACACGGGCGGCAACTCGGCGAAGCTGGCTGCGTTGCGCCGTGAGGGGATCACTCAGGGCCCGGACAATGAGGTGATCGTCTGGGAGGTTTGGACCCAGATCGAGGACGACAAATGGCGGCGGGAGACGTTCTCGCCACTCCAGCCGGACATCGATCTTCGCGAGACCGTCGAGGATCCGCTGGGTGACATCGGCCAGCCGTTCGTCGATTTCCCATACGAGATCACGCAATCGGATTGGTACGCTCCCCGCGGTGCCGGCGAGGTCGTTTTGCCGTTCCAGGCTCAGCTCACGAAGCTCCTGAACGAGAAGAACGACGCGATGACGTTGTCCAATCGGCCGTTGTTCCGAGCCGAGCGGGATGGCGTGGACGCGAATCTACGGTGGAAGCCCGGCCAGATTCTGCCGGTGGGAATTCAGCCGGTCACGATGCCGTCGCCTCCGATTCAATTTGACGTCCAGATCAATCTGATGCGGCAGGTCGCCGAGCAGCTCATTGGGACGCCCGACTTCGGCATGGCCCGCGAGGGTGACATGCGAAAGGCCCGTACTGCGACCGAGATGCAGCAGGTTGCCCAGATGAATGCGCAGTCTGGCGATCTTCGGATGCGCGTCTTCCGGCAGTCACTTGGACGGTTGTACCAGAAGGCTTGGTCGTTTCTTCAGCAGTACGCGACCAAGAAGGGCAATCGGAAATTTTGGCGCGACGACCAGGTCGAAGAGATCGGGTCCGATGTCCTCGGTAAGGCGTACAAGATTAAGCCGACGGGCTCGGCTGATGGGACGACTCGAGAGCGGCTCTTTGGAAAAGCGGTGGCTCGGTTGCAAATGTACAACCAGGACCCGTTTATCGATCAGGGCGAGCTGCGGAAGTCCGTGCTCGAAGCGGACGATGCCGGGCTGGTGAAGCGGCTGTTCCGTGATCCTCTGACCAAGCAGGCGACACAGGGCGAGGATCAGGCGTCGGAGATCGCCATCATGCGGCTTGGATTCCCGGCCGTTGTCACTCCTGCCGACGACCACGTTGTCCATTTGAAGACCCTGCTCGCCTACGTGCAACAGCAGCACGCGACAGGGCAACCACCGGCTCCGACTGAGATGCAGCGACTTCAGGAGCACATGGCCGCGCATGTTCAGGCGCTTGGTCAGGTGGATCCCAAAGCGGCCAAGGCGGCGCTCGATGCGATTCAGGTGATCGGCGCTTCGCTGGCTCCTCAACAGGAGGTGCCGGCGTGATTGCGTGGCTTCGACGGGTGGTCCGGGCTGAGCGGGTGTTGAGTCACACGCCCGAGATCCCGCTGGAATCCCCGCGGTGGACTGACGAGGACCGCCAGCGGTTCCGTGAGTTTCTCGCCAGTGAGACTGGCCAACGTCTTGGCGCCGTGTTGCGCGGCACGCTGGCGCGGAAATCGATCGTGGCGACGTCGATGTCGCCCGAGAAATTGCCGGGTGAGTGCGGACGAGTGGCCGGGCTTCAGGACGCCATTGCGTTGTTGGATCAGTTGTCGTTTGTCGACGAGGTTGCTGTGCCGCGGGACGACCGGCCGGCGGATGATTTGGGGTGGCTGAATTCAATCTGACATGAGTGAAGAAACGAAAATCGAAGCGGAAGTTGAAGTCCCGGAAGTCGAGGTTGCAGCCAAGGCGACCGTTGAAAAGTCGGACCTGACGGACCGCGACGCCATCCTCGAGCTTCTCCAGAAGGAAGACGCCGAGGCGCTGCGCGAGGCTCAACTCAAGGAGGATGGAATCGACAAGGAGGCGCTCCATGCCGAACTGGAAGCCGAAAAAAAGCCCGAGCCGGCAAAGGAAGAGGCCAAGACTTCGACGCCCGAGGAACTCGCTGCCGAGCGCAAGAAGCTCGAGGAGGACCGCGCTGCGTTCGAGCGTCAGCGCCAGGAATTCGACGCCAAGGCTGCGGCGGCCAAGAAGGAAGTGGCCGATGCCGAGAAGCAGGCCGACCAGCTCGACGAGTTCGCGAAGGAATGGGAGGCCGACGGGCAGAAAGATTTGGCGGCCAATGCCAGGGCGAGGGCGGCGAAGATCCGCAATGACGTTGCGGCGACCAAGTTGGAAGCCCAGCGGGCTGAGTTTCGGCAGCGCCAGAATGCCGTGCTCGGTGAAGTGCTCAAAGAGTTTCCGGACCTCGGCAAGCCTGAGAGTTCGATGTTCAAGCAGATGGACGCCCTGTTGAAATCGCGTCCGCACCTGCTCAGCCAACCGGAAGGACTCCGGGACGCTGCACAATTCGTTTCCGCGATGCAGGCAAAGGCGCAATTCGAGTCGATCCGTCAGGAGAACGAGACGCTGAAGGCGCAGTTGGCTGACATGCAGCGGAAGTTGAAACCGGCCACGGGCAAGCCGACTGCAACCCGGGGCGGCGAAACCACGTTCGAAAAGCTCACTCCCGACCAACAGCGGGCGAAGCTGCTTCGGGCAATGCAGTTGGCGGACGTGGCCTCCTGACGGCCTTTCTTTGTGCCGCCGCGTAGTGCGGATGGCACTACAACCAAAATTCGGAACTTACAGATTTTATGGCAGGACAGACGAAAACCACGGACACAACGGTCGCATATCAATTTCAGACCTACTTCAGCCGGAAGCTGCTCGATCGGCTGCTCCCGTCTCTCACCTATGCCGAGTTCGGCATGAAGAATCCGCTTCCGGCGAATGCGGGCGCCAAGGCGATGCGCATGATGCGCTTCTCCGCGCCGTCCGTCGCCGACATCCAGACTCTGACGGAAGGCACGGTCCCGGCGTCGAGTACCCACAAGCAGCTCACGCTGGAGTATATCGACGCGACCCTGGCCCAGTACGGTCAGTCGATCAGCATCTCGGACGTCCTGTCGAAGACGGCCCTGTTCAACATGGTCGAGCAGGCGAACGTCCAGAATGCCGAGGACGCCGCGCTTCACATGGACAAGCTGTGCATGTACGAGCTGACCAAGACCAGCGGCACGAACGGCACGATGGACTACTCTACGCGCAACGTGGTGTACGCCAACACCGACGCCAGTTATGCCAACGTCTACAACACCGGAACCAAGGCGGCCACGCACATCCTCACGGCGCTCAACGTGCTCGATGCTGCGACTCTCCTGAAGGTCAATAAGGCCCCGAAGATCAACGGCAGTTATGTGCTCGTGACCCCGCCGCAGATCGCCCGGGACATCATGGCCGGCGCCAACTCGAACACGACGTGGAAAGACGTCAGCCAGTACAGCGCCAAGGAGCAGATCTTCAACGGCGAGGTCGGCAAGCTGTACGGCGTCCGGTGCGTGGAGACGACCGAGTCCTACCGATCCGGCGCCACCCAACCGACGACCAATCCCTCGGCGCAGTACAGCTCGAGCGGCGTGGTCTACACGGTCCACATGTTCGGGCGGAATGCGTTCGGTGTTCCTGACCTGTCCAACATCGGCTCGCCGATGTCGCCCCAGATCTACCTCGTCCAGGGCGCCGACAAGTCGGATCCGACGAACCAGATCGCGGCCATCGTGAGCTGGAAGACCTACTGGGCCGTTCAGACGGTTCAGCCTCTCTGGCTCTGCCAGATCTACACGCAGAGCGGCAGCAACGCGTGAGTGTGGTGGGTGTGTGTCTCCCGGCGGTTGGCTGATGGCCGCCGGGAGTTTCTCTTCGATCTACGATGCCAATCTACGTCTACAAGCACGGCGACGACGAAATCGAACGGTTCTTTCATCGGGACGCACCCGAAAGCGTTCGGCACGACGGGGAAATCTACGTCCGCTCGCACTTCGCTCGTGTGGCCCTTGTTGGGCTGAAGCCCGAGCCGAGCATGGGCGACGAGATTCTCCGCGGATACAGAGAGCAGGAGATTCTGAAGGGCTCCAGGTTCCATTCGAAGCTCGACGCCGAGACGATCAAGAGCGTGTGGAAGAACGACCGGCCCGATCCGGCTGACACCGGCCAGATCGTGACGGCAACGAAGCAAGAGGCATGACCGACCACGAGATCGAGGTCACGATTGCGGCGCTGAACCGTGCGCTTTGGAGGGTGCCGAACAACACCCTCTTGGGACTGCACGGAAGCGACGCTTACGGGCGCGTCTCGTATCTGTCGGTTTCCGAGGTTCAGACGATGCTCGGCATCACGTCGGGGACTGTGACCTCGGTCGGATTGACGATGCCGAGCATTTTCTCGGTGTCAGGTTCGCCGGTTACCAGTTCTGGAATTTTTTCGGTGTCGTTGTCGACCCAGACAGCAAACACCGTGTTTGCCGGCCCGTCGTCGGGCGGGGCGGCGTCGCCGGCATTCCGGGCCCTTGTCATCGGGGACACGAGCGGATTGCAGACGGCGCTGGACGCCAAAATGGCGATTGCTGGCGGCACGTTCACGGGAGCGATTGCTGGGACTTCGGCTTCGTTTTCGTCTGGCGTGTCGGTGCTTACGACGGCGATTGCCGAAAGCTCTTTTTCTCCTCCTTCCGGGCTTTCCGTGCAGTCTGGTCCAGGTGCATCCAACGGAACGTTGTTGTGGAGCTATCCCTACGGCGTAAAGCTGACCGTTAACCACGGCGGCGGTCGCATGTGGGAATTTCAGAACACGACCTATCCATCGGGATCGATGGCGTTCCGGATTGGGGACACGTCGTCTTGGGGGTCGTGGAAGGTGCTGCTGGACGATTCGACCGGAGTCACGGCGTCGAGCTTCTCGGCTCACACGTCTGCGACGTCCGGAGCCCACGGGATGACGTCGTTCGGGGCAAGTTTGGTGGACGACGCCGACGCCACGGCTGGCAGGTCTACGCTCGGGCTTGGTACTTCGTCAACGCTGAACGTCCCGGCAACCGGGAATGCGGCGAGTGGCGAAGTGGTGAAAGGGAACGACACCCGATTGACGGACTCCCGGGCTCCGCTTTCTCACACGCACACGTCGAGCGAGATTACCGATTCGACGACCGCTGGCCGTGCCATTCTCACCGGAGCGGATGCGGCTGCCCAGCGCACGAGTCTTGGGCTTGGAACTGCGGCGACCAAGAACATCCCCGCGACCGGGAACGCATCTTCGACCGAGGTGGTTTACGGATCGGACACCCGACTGACCGACAGTCGAACTCCGAACTCCCACACGCACGCCGCCAGTGACATCACGTCCGGAACCGTTGCGACCGCCAGGCTCGGCAGCGGGACAGCATCGTCGAGCACGTTCCTGCGTGGTGACCAGACGTGGGCGACGCCGTCGTCCGGGTCATGGGTCCCTCCGATCACCAAAAAGACGTCCGGATATGCCGCTGGAGACAGCGACGGAACGATCATTTGCAATTTCGGATCAAATGGAGATGTCACGTTGCCGGTCTCGTCAGTTACGGACGGACACCCTTACACTGTGGTCCGAACTGGCGGAGCTGGGACTGTTACCGTCAAGGATGGAAACGGGAACACCCTCCGGACGATGAACACGACGAATGCGTCGTCGACTTGGGTGTGGTGCAACACCGATTCGAAGTATTACGAAATCTCGAACATGGCAGGATCCTGATATGCCCTCCAAAGTCACAGTCTCAACCACGGCAACGCTCATCAGTGCGGCCAAAGATCGGCAGTTGCTTGTCGTCCAGAACCAAGGTGCGACCGATCTCTTTCTCGCCTTCGATCAGACGGCTTCCTCGGTCACCGTGGATTCCGGATCGTTTCCTGGGATGAAGCTGGCTGCCGGGAACACGTTCACATTTCTCGCCGAAGCGAAACACCCAATCCCGGCGATTTCCGGGGCGGTGTACGGGGTTGTCTCGTCCGGCACCACGACTGTTTCCCTCCAGGAGGGCTGACGCATGGCATTAAACATTTCTTCAGGTGGTGCGGCTGGTGGCGGCGGATCGCTCGGAACCGACGGAACGGGGTTGACCAATCCATCGACCTGGCGTGGTTTGCTCGACGTTAATTCCACACTCGAGGATGGGCGCAACAGTCGAACGTCTACCGAACCAGGCTTGTATTTCGACGGGACGACTTCCTCCACACGCATCCTTCAGAAGTTCACTTCGCAGTCGCTTGGAAGTGGCGATTTCTCGGTATGGTTGCGAATCAGGGTCCCGACGAACCTCGTTAGCACGACGCGTTACGTGTTCGGCCTGTCGTCGTCAACTACCACGGCTGACACCGCCAACG